CGCGAGGGGAGCCCGTGCAGTGCACGACACCTCAGCTCTCGATTGAGATGCTGAAATTTCACCAAAGGAGTTCTCTGTTGGCCCCTGGGATCATGACGACTCGTACCAGAGTCTTACCGAGTATTGCGAAACGCAAATACTCAGGTAATAACATCTGGTACCAAAAGCCTCCTGGTTATCCTGCTGGACAAGTAATTGTTCAGCAGCCTAACTCGGAGACCGCGCCATACCTAGGGGGGACACAAACTACTGTGTCCGAGGGGCACCCTATCAGCCAACTTCGTAAGGCTGGTAGTGGTGACATCGGCGGCCCATTTGTCTCAACCAAGACGTACTGTGATCCTACTGGATCGCAGTTTAACGTCAAGGATGAACAACTTGGCAGCGTGTCTCCTTCGATCGAGTCCCACTTCTTTTTTGAAGATGGGATCTTGATTCCAAGGATGCAGCTTCAAGTTGCTGACAAATATGGTCGTATATTTCCGAATTTCCCACCCTCGGCGGCGTCATCGAATGATGACCTCGACGAGCTGGGAGCTACGGCAATATCACGATGCAACCCCGTTCATCCACCCGCATCTGCCGCTACTGCGCTTGGAGAGATCTTTCGTGAGGGCTTGCCCCACATGATCGGCTCACAAACGTGGAAAGCCCGAAACCAAATTGCAAGTAATGCCGGTAAGGATTACTTGAATGTTGCTTTCGGGTGGCGACCTTTGATTAGCGATGTTTCTGACTTCGCTAAAACCATTGCCAAGTTCGATGAGATAGCATCTCAATACGAACGTGACTCTGGAAAGGTCGTAAGGCGTAGATACGAGTTCCCAACAGAAAAACGTTCCAATACATGGGAGGAGAACACTAATCCGAAATCGCCTGCAATAGCGGTTCCGGCAATGTTCTTCGACCAGTTTGGAACGCCGTCGTCAGTTTTTGTCTCCGAGGAGACGGAGATCCGACGTTGGTTCTCAGGAGCGTTTACCTATCATCTGCCTTCCGGATATGACAGCCGGAATAAGCTAGATAGGTTGGCGCTTTTAGCCGATAGACTCGGCCTGAGACCAACCCCAGATACTCTCTGGGAACTGACGCCGTGGAGCTGGGCCGCTGACTGGTTTTCAAATGCCGGCGATGTCATAAACAACATCGCCGACTTTGCCAGTGCCGGCCTGGTTATGCGTTATGGGTACATGATGGAACATTCCATCGTACGTCGTACCTATTTCCAGCCATACTCGGGTTACCGTATTAAAGGTAAGCCGGTGGCTGCTGGACCCTTTGCTTTGGTTACTGAAACCAAGCAGAGGCGACAGGCAAACCCCTTTGGTTTCGGGGTATCCTGGGATGGTTTGTCAACCTTCCAGGCCTCGATCCTGGCGGCGCTAGGTATTTCCCGGCGCCGCTAGTGTAGGTCCACTGCACAACCACCAAAGCAGCACTCCATGTGTTGCAGATAGGAGCAATGCTTATGGCATTCGCTGATCCCCAGTCCATTACCATCAACGCGGTTACCTCCTCGTTGCCAAGGACAAATGTCCAGAACAACAAGGCGGAATACACGTCGGCGGACGGACTGGTGAGACTCACCGCGTCCCACGCCTACGGGCGTAGGAATCGACGAGTCCTCAGGATCGACCATTCCAAGATCGCCGCGGATCTGTTCATCCCGACGCAGAACGCCAAACTGTCGATGTCAAATTACATCGTGTTTGACGTACCGCAGCTGGGATACAGCACCACGGAGGCAAAGCAGGTGTATGACGGCTTTAAGGCCCTCTTCACCGCTTCGAGTGACGCCCTGATCGTGAAGCTTCTCGCCGGCGAGTCGTAAGACTCTCCGGGATTGAAGCGTCATGGCTGGACGAAACTCGGACCGCCAGCGACATGTCGGATCCTCCACCTCACTATGGGGCGGAAATCCGTTTGTCTACTGGCTGCTCCTCGTTCTCAGCATAGTAATGCTCATCGCCATACTCTCTTTTGCGAGTATCGACGAGGAGCATGGGGGTACGAAGGTCATGTTCCCAGTAAATGGGACAATAACTAAGTGCCCCCTACATGTTGAGGACGCAGTCAAGGAATGTCATAGTGGTCTAAACACGGTCCAAGAGCTTCCGAATTCCGAATATTCTTCGCGAATTCGTGAAGTTCTAAACCGTGACGGAACGTATATTATACGTATCCGCTAGTCCACTAAGGCGCAACGCTGTAGGCTTGGATAGCTAACGTCCTCTAGTTAAGGAGAACGGGCTATGAAAAGCCAACAACGGCTCCACCGCCCACGAAGGGACGATGTCCTTTTGTGGAAAATGATTGCAGAGGAATCTGCAATCAGATGTCGCACAAGCACCACTCTCGACTGGAAAACAGTCGAGAGACGGTCAAAGCACGAAGGGTTCTCGTTTCTAACGATTACCCTCGCGAACTTTGGAAAAGACTTCGAAAGATGTCTTGACCAAGGTTTCGTGGATCCCAGTGCATTCGAAGGTTTTAATCGAGTGCAAGGTCTCCCCCGATTTCTCGGAGGTTTCCTGGATCAGGTCTTTGACCGTTGTTCTGGTGTGTTGCTCGATGATCCAAACGTCGACGCAATCAAAGAGATACGTCAGCTAACGCTAATGTACTCTAAGATCCAACTCCCGTGCAGCGATGCGCGTGAGAAGGCGGCGTACCGTGGATACATCGAGAGTGAGCAGGATATCGGCGTTAAACACAGCGGTTATTCCGTGAGAAATCTCACAGAGTTCCGCCGTGTGGCTAACGCGCTTTATGGTCCGATGTGGACTGCTCTTGATCGCGAGATCGAGAGCAATCCGCCCGTTCCAAAGCATGGTCCAGGTGCGACTGCTGATAGATTGCGTGGAAACGCAAAATATCGACAGCGTACATGGCCCAGGCGGTTGGAGACACAATTCCCTATGGAAATGTACCTCCTCCCAACTCCCGACAACGTCGACGAGTTGGCCGTCATCGATATCCTCGAGCCCGAAGCGGAATTGCCCGTCAGGGTAATCTCCGTTCCTAAAACGCTCAAAACTCCAAGGATCATCGGGATTGAGCCGACCGCTATGCAATATGCACAGCAGTCCCTCTTGCCCGTAATCCTTGAAGGAATCAAGGACTTCCATCTTGGTTCCTTTCTCGGTTTTGACGACCAAACTCCTAACCAGGAGATGGCACGTCGAGGGTCTCTTAACGGAGACCTGGCCACACTCGATTTGAGTGAAGCCTCCGATAGAGTTTCGAATCAGCTAGTACTCGAGATGACAAGTTCGTCTGGCCGAATGCGAAAGGCCATTCAAGCTTGCCGCTCGAGGAAAGCTGATGTACCTGGTCATGGCGTTGTACGCCTAGCCAAGTTCGCGTCTATGGGCTCAGCACTCACTTTTCCTATGGAGGCGATGGTATTTCTTACCATCATTTTCCATGGGATTGAGCGAGCGCTCAACACCCAGATCGACCCCGCATTGATAAAATCGATGCGTGGTCGAGTGCGTGTCTACGGGGATGATATACTTATCCCTGTAGAATTTGTGCCCTCCGTTATCGATTCGCTCGAGCTCTTCGGAGCAAAAGTGAACCGACACAAGTCCTTCTGGAACGGTAAGTTCCGGGAGTCTTGTGGGAAGGAGTACTATGATGGATCGGATGTTAGTATTGTCCGCATCCGTCAGGTACTCCCGACTAACAGGAGGCACGTCGAGGGTGTTATTGCCACAGTTGCCCTTCGTAACCTTCTTTATTGGGAAGGTTACTGGACAACTTGCCAGTGGCTCGATGAGAAGATCCGGGGAATACTAAAGTATTTTCCGGTAGTCGACTCATCGTCACCCTTGCTTGGGCGAGAAAGCGCATTGCCTGGAGCGAGAAAGTTCCAGAATATGCGTTACTCTCAAGTACTTCACCGACCCGAAGTTAAGGGTTGGCAAGTACTTGCCAAGCTCCCTCTGGATACCCTGGAGGGACCAGGTGCCCTGCTCAAATGCTTCTTGTTGAAGCAGGGACTCGAGGATATGTACGACGATCCGCGTTTGTCGGATCGTTTGTCATATCTCTGGGGTTCTGAGATCAACGAGGACCATTTGAGACGTGCAGGACGTCCCCAGTCCGTCGACATCAGATTGGGATGGAACGCCACGTGGTGAAAGTCCTCGTGGACCGTTCCATGGATCACTACACATAAGTGTGAGTGACGGACCCGCGAGGGTCCGGTGGGAGATCCAGGTGTTTGCCACTATGCCTTTCACGGCGTTTTGGCAACCTAGGTCTTACCTCGGGATTTTGGTAGTGATACCACTATCCCAGGGAGATGCACTTGGCAGTGCA